CAACTGAAACAAACAACCAATATGAAAACAAACATTCAATTTGGGGCAATGGACCCCATCGTTATTGATACCAAGAAGGCGCACCATTTCCGAGACAAGGTAAATGGTGTATCCAAGAAACGTGCATCTGTGAAAGCAGATGGGGTTGAGCGCAACGGCCACACCCAATATGATTCTGAAATCGCCTTCGCGAACATCCGAGCGACTGCCAATATCTGCCGCGTCAAGGACGACTCCCCCATCTCGTTGGGAGTTGTCAAAGGGCCGATACTGGAGGGAGTCCCGGTAACTGTACCGTCTAATACGGCGGGCGCCACGGCACATGCCATGAAGAAGCGTTGTGATCATGCTCCGACCACGCAGTCGATGGAGCATTTTGACAAGGGGCACGCGCTTCTTATGGAAAAGGTGCCTCAGCACGATATCATTCGTGTTGATGAAGCTCTGGTGAACGAGTATTTGTTGACTTGTTCACCAGTCAAGGCCGAGCGCTTGCTGGCTGCGTACCGCAGCGAGGAGTGGAGTTACCAGGGAAACACGAAGCATGTGTTCGCGAAGCAAGAAGTGCTTCTCAAGGACCACGGGGCTCAGCCACGTATAGTCTATCAGGGTACAGATATGTACAACTTCCTGACTGGCTGCGTTGTGATGGAACTCCAACGTCGCATGAAAAAATCACTGAGCCATGAGAACCCCCTCAACCAGGGCAATGTTGTCGTATTCGCGTGCGGCAAGTCTGGTGAGGAACTCGGTGATGTTATTCATGCAGCCCCGGGTGAGATCCTGGAAAGCGACTTTGCCAATAACGATGGGTCACAGAGTGTGGAATTTCGCCGTCGAGAGGCAATGTTCTATGCAAAGCATGGGGCTCCAGCGTGGTTTGTGCGTGAATTCGCCAAAAACACAAGCGTTCGTGTGTGGACTCGGTATGGTATCGAGGCTACTGTCAATGGGCAGAGGTGGTCAGGAGAAACCACCACTACCACAGGGAACTCTTATGTTGGAAGTGTGTTGTTGCTAGCAGCTGCTCTGCTAGCCAACATCAAAAAGAGCACGCATATACACGGTGGGGACGACTTCTTGGGGCTCTTTCCCGAGGCTGAGGTCAAGGATATGGAAAAGGCGATACAGGTCGTCGTGCCACAAGCTGGCATGGAGGCCAAGGTCCTTGTCCCTCAGTCGCGGCACCATGGCACTTTCTATAGGAAACGCTATGTGAGCGACAAGGTGAGAACTCGTCCCGTACCCCAGTTCGGGCGCGTGCTGGCAAAGCTCAACCTGAGGGCTAATCAGAACACTCAGGTTGGGGATCGAGACTACATGGCTGGGAAGTATTACTCAGCCGCGTATGAGCACAGGTTCGTGCCCGGTGTGAAGGACTTGTTGTTGGAGACGGCTCAGCAAATGAGCGCGAAACCCCATTTCGACGTGCGTCTCACTAAGATGAACGAAATGGGCGGTGTTGAGAATATCGTGGCAAAGGTGAAGAATTCGGATGTGTTGGATCCGGATTCGTTCAGCGATTATCTGCGGGATGTCTATGGGATCGGTTTTGAGGATCTCATAGACGCGTATGGGCGTGTTGCCTCCGGTGCCGTGGGCTGGCTTGACCAGTTCACGTATGTTGACAAGAAAGGGAAGCAACACTCGAAACACCCACCCCGGGCACAGATGATCGGGGGCGAGGCTATTGAAGCCCTCATCGCCCACGATATTTGAGTGACAGCGACAAGCCACTTGGTGTGAATAGCGGACCATAACGTGAACACATCAGCGAGA